ATGAAGATAAGCCAAGCGGAAATAGACGAGTTGAAAAGAAAATATGGTTTACTCTTGCTTGTTAAAATTCCGGTTGAAAAAGATGAAACGGCGGAATTTATTATAACTTATCCCCATGTGGAAGATTTAAAAAATTTATCAAGACATAATCTTTTTGATGATATTCAAAAAGTTCTTCATAAAGTTGTTTTAGCTGGTGATAAGCAATATATAGAGGATGGAAAATTATTCAATGCATCAATCTATTTATCGTTGATGCAAGTAGTGCGTGATGTTATAATATCAGTAATATTAAACAATCTCAATACTTTTTGTTTGTATAGAAATTATCAAAAAAATGAATCCCAAAACAATCAAACAAACCATTCAGGAGCTTGAAAAAGACTTACAGGCGGCCCGCCGGAAGGTGGAAATTCTGCAAAAGGCCATCGAGGCTCATCGGAGCATTTGCCCGCATCAATACGAGGATGGATCATCGGCATGGGTAAAAGAGGTGGGCATCAACTATAAATACGAGAAGTGTGAAATCTGTGGTAAAGAAATCAATTTACGATAAAAACAAAACCCATGGGATGCGACAATAAACGCTTGCGCCGGCTCTATGCCCGTAAAAACACCTTGCAGCGCTACCGGCAATATGCCGAGTATTATTCCGAAATCTTTCATCCGGACATTCCCTTGGAACGGCTATGGCGCAAGTGGATCTATCCCAAATTTTTCATATCCAAATCCACGCTATACAAGGCCATCAGCATCAGCATTCCCCGTGAATTGGAGGAGGTGGAAAAAGCCATTGAGGAGTGCCTCAAACATCGTGAAGCCCCAAATCGTAAGTGATTCGAACGATTTTCAGCCCGCTGTCGTTACGTTCGGTTTGCTGAAACTTGCGAACGAAAACACCGGCATAAGGTGCAGGTTGAAAACCTTGGATTTTTTCGTGCACCGCTTGAACAATATCCCAAATTTCCAAAGCTTTGTCAATCATCTGGGCCGGTGCTGCGGCATTGGCCTTGCTGATCATTTGCACGGCCACGGCTATTTCAAACTCACCGGTGGCCTGTTGGCGCAGTTGCGGTGATTTGTCCGGATCTTTGAGCAGGGTTTCGTATTGGAAGTTTACCGGAGCCACCAGCACGGCGGGAAATTTTACGGGATATACGCCGGCAAAATCCAATTGTCCGTAGTCTTCGGCCACATACTTGACGCCGTTTACGGTTTTGAGCTGTTGCAAAGTAGCGCTGATGATGTCTTTCATTTTTTCGGGTTTTCGAATTGATTTTTCAGGTATTGGTCAATGTGTTTGAGGTGATGGTGAAAGGTTTTGCGGATAATACGGTGCACCTGTGGGTGGGTGCCAATGAAAGTCCGTTTGGGCATTTGAATGGTGGAACCGGTTCGTTTGGTGGCCATATTTTTGTAAAAAACGGTTATTTCTTTCCCTTTGGGAGCATTTTTTCGTCCGCCGGTATGTTGATACCATTTGAACCAAAAAAAGCGCTTCATTTTGGCTGTAACTCGTATTTTTCCACCTTCGTTGTGTACCCTTGCATAGGGTAAGTAACTTTTCCAGGTTATTTTGGTGCCTTGTATGGTGCTGTGCAGGCTTCTTCGGAGCGCACCGGAACGGATAAGGAGTGAACCGCGTTTTTCCGGAATTTTGCGGGCGGGCCATTTACGGTCAAAAAAGGCCTTGCGTTCAAAGTTGCGGTCAAAAGCCGCATCCAGTGCAAAACGCACATCTTTGAGTATTCGTTGCATAATCCGGTCAGGTCTTGACATGGTATAAATTTTTTTTGTATATTTGCACTAAGCATTCGTGCAAAGAATGTGGTGTCATTCGTAAGAATGGCAGGTGGGGCGATCGCTCGTTAGGGAGTGGAGCCGCACCCCCAGTGGAGCCCGAGTGATTCGGGTTCCGCTATTTTTTTATAAACTTCATTTCTAAATATTTACGATTATACCTTTTGAAGGTGTTATCTTCAAAGATAAAGGTTATCCATTTAATTTTACGATTTCTTTTTTCTTTAATTGTTGTTTTCACAATGTAAAACAGCTCTCTTTTTTCGTCTCTCGTAAGATGCCGTTTAATTTGAAAAATAAACTCACCGGCTCCTTGTTGGGAGGCGGATTTCATTCCGTTTTGAAAAGCGTTTTTGATGCTTTTGCTTTTGTGGTCAAAAGTTTTTATGTCGGAAAACAATTTGAGTTTTAGGTTAAAGGCATCGGGATTTTTATTGCGGTCGTGAATAACCGGCAACAAACGATAATGCTCTCCTTGATTGGCCAAAATAAAAGCGGCTCGCCGGTTATCCGGCCATTCTTTTTTATTCTGCCTACCCTCAGTAAAAATTTCCAGATGTCCGCCGTTTTTGATGCCTTTGACGGCTTTGAACGGGATATGGGCATAGCGGAAATGATCCATGTAAATCAACAGGACGGTTCGTATGGCTTGCCCGGCACCGCTCAATTTGAAATAGGGATGGTTTTCCGGAAAGATGATTTTTTGTTTGGCCGGATTCATACGGAAAATGGCCAATTTGTTTTTTCCGGAGCGGGTGAGGTAAGTGGTGGCTTTGCGTCCCAGTTTTCGTGCCTTATCGGGGTCGGAAGTTTTGGCGGAGCTCTCCACGCGGGCCACGGTGCACCGGCAGTTCCATCCGTTGGGCGGATAGTATTTGTCCCAGAACGGGTCGGATGCCGGAAGCGTGATGTTATGCAACGGTCGGTGGGATGCACGCACCCGTTCGTCGTTGGCGGTTCGGTATTGGAGGATGACGCGTCCGGGCGGGTCGCCGTCCAGGAGTTTATGCCACCGGTGGGCCATTTGCACGGCGCCGGTGGCATAGTTGTATTCGGCTTGCAGGTAGCGTCTGTGGGTGGCGGCCACTTTTTTGGAAACGTGCCTATACCATTTTTCAAAGGGCACCAAATTGCCGTTGCGATCCACCAGATAACGTGCCGCCTCGGTTAGTGCGGAGTGGGTTTTGAGTCCGGAAAAGATAAACACGTTTTTCCGGAACATATCGCGCATATAAGCAGGTAAGGATGTTTCCCTGATGCGCATATCAAAAATACGTGCCGTTTCCAATATCAATTGACGATAGGCCTTTTCGTCGTTCAGATGTCCGGGCCGGTATTCGCCCTTGCGGTGCAAGGTTTTCAGGGCGGTTAAAATGTGGTTTAACCAGTTTTTAAACGGCTTTTCACCGGTTTTATGGGCCAGTTGCACCTGGCAGTGGGTGCAATCGGTGTGGTATAGCTCATTAAGTCGCCTGTGGAGTGCCCCGAAATACCCGGGGCTCAGACGAAAAAATCATCATCGGGAGCTTGCAGGCTTTGTTCGGCCCGTTTACCGGTGATTTGGATGCCGAATTTGGTGCGTAGCCATTCCGGATCCACTTCAAAGTAGGGCAAGGCCTGCACGGTCATATCCCAAAGTCGCGTAAGGTCTTCGTCTTCGGTGTAGGTTGCCACTACATCGCCCGTAAGGTATCCCAGGTATTTCAGTGCGGGGATAACCGTGGTGTTCCAGTAGCGTTCAATAAGCCGCAGGTCGTTTTGCACCAGTATGCGTAGCATATCTTTGGCGCTTTCGTCCTTGGCCCGGGAGCCGTTCACCGTATCCTGACCGATGATGGCCCCGCTAATGAGCATGGAAATTTCATTATTGCAAAGCTGAATGAGGTTGCGATATACGTCGCCGTTGGTGCTCACGCCCGAAGCAAAATGAAATTCCTCATGTTCGTCGATAATCATCCAGGCGGCGGCACCGAAGTTTTCCATCATTTCGCGTCCGCGTGCCAATGCTTTGGGGTCTTGTGTATCGGTTTTGAGCACCCGCGGCGGTATGCCGTAGATCTCACATAGTTCCGACCATGCGCTTTGGGCAAAACGTTTGAAAAGAATATGGGGCACCAGCCGGTTCATCAGTCCGTAGTAGTCGGCAGGGTCGGCAAATTCAAGCACGGTTTTACCGTATTGTGGCAATTGGCGATAGGCAATGGTTTTGTCGGCATACACATCGGGGTATAGCAGGCCGCTTACCGGATCCACGTTGGTGCGTGGGATCAGTGCCACGCCCGGCTCTTGGGCGCCGGGAATCAGTTCGATGAGCGAATAGCCGTAGAACCGGCTGTCCAGAATATGCCGGTTGATTTGATCCATGAGCCGGCTTTGGTTGATTTTGGCCGTTTGCTCCTCGTCAATGCTTCCGTCTGGTTTGCGCAGCACCAATTGTTTGGAAAGCGCTTTGAGGGTGCGATTTCCATATTGGGAGGAAAACATGGCATCGAGGCGAATGTCCTCGTATATCAATTGCAAGGCGTGCCACCGTGCCGGTTCCATACGGGTATAGGAAATGGCAGCTTTCCAGTCGGCAATATCTTTGCGGGTATTGGTGATGGTTTTGGGCACGATGATGTTGCCGGACATCAGTGCGATGTGTTGTTTTGTTTTTTTGCTCATTCGTGTCGGAATTTTTTACGTGAACCGAATATGAAGGGTTGTGAATCACTTACAGGTGTGTCAATAACCGGCAAGCTTGCCAGGTTGATTTTGCCTGCGGCCAGGTCTTGAAGCCATTGGCGGGTGCGGTCGTAGCGTTCCTTGGCCTGTTCGTATATTACGTCCACCGAAGCCAGTTCCACGATCCACCATTTGGCAATGACAATACCGTGGCGAACCAATACGGGATTGCGGTTGTTGCCGGTGGCCGAAAAGATGGCCTCCACATCATAGTGGGGCCGTCCGTCGAGCCATTCCTTTTTGTTGTTAGGCGTAAAATAGGCCCGCAATTCCTCTTCGGCGGCAGCCAGGGCCAAATCCACGATGTCGTCGTTTCCGTCGGTTATTTCGTGGAGTTGATAGCCGTAGATGTTGTTTCGCAGGTCGGTTTTGGTTAAAAACATAGCATCAATATTTTCGGTTAGGTCGATGGCCCACCAGGTAGGTGAGCTGTGATTTCCATTTGTTTTGCAATATCCACACGCCGCCTTCCAGTGCATCGGGCCCGTCCATGATTTTGGATGAAGGGCTTACCGAGAGCATTTGATCGTGGAGGCGTTGCATGTGGGGGTCGGTTTGCTGGCGACGGTCAAAAATGAGATGTCCCAGGCGGTTGAGCGGTTCCAATGTGGCTTCCACACGGTCGTATTTATGCCGTTTTTTTCGATCGTCTTCGCTGATGGGTAAGACGATGCCGTATTGCCGGTTTTTTTCTTTGATTTTAGGCAGAATAACCTGTTCGTAGAAAGGATTTTGCAAGCTGTTGTTTTCT